GGATGGAGCTCTTTTCAATTAGAATACAGCGCACTTTTCAATTAGTATCTACAATACACGATTATGAAAGCAGATTTAGTTTTAGTTATCAGCCCTGAAGCCCCACTGATGAAGCAACAGGGCAAAGTGTTAGGTAAGATGGTAACCCCTTATGACTTCTCTACTATAGAGAGGGGTGAAAAGTACATCACCATACAGCATGATGAAACAGGGCTTGTAGTGGCTTATACGAGTGAAGAAAGATTGAACGTAAAAATGAATTAAGAATGAAGAATGTATTAGAATCTTTGAAAGAAAGTGTCAAGAGTGGCAAAATCACAATCAGAGAGGCAGCTATAAAGCTGCATAAAGCAGGGTGGACGAGTTTTGTAGACGTGGATAAAACGAAACAATTACTTGAATTATGAACTCAATAAATGTAAACGGTTGCAGCGTATGCCAGCCCGGCAAAGAGAATTACACTACCTACAACACCAGGTTGAGAGGTAAAAGAGTGAGAATGTACCAGTATGACTACCGTACTGAAAGCGGTGAGTTGTTTTCTTGCTGTGCGCCTACCTTAGAGGCGTGTAGAGAAAGACGGGACAAATGGTTGGACGCTAAAAATAAATCAGTATGTTGACAATAGAAATACCAAAATCAAATAGAAGAAAATCCGAGGAAGACGCACTTGCATCTTTCATCCTCTCGGAAATCAAAGAGAAAGGTGAATGTGTTTACTTTCATTATGGCGTAGGATGGGGAAATAACTGGCCTCATTGTTGGGCAAAAAATACTGGAAGTGACGCTAAAGACAGACACCAAATTTCGGAGTTGGCGCACGATAATGTCATAAGAGCATTTATAGACAAGGGCTATTCTGTCGAGTATAGAAGTGAAATAGCCGCCGGAAGATATGTGATTATCAGAGGATAGCTACAATGGAAATGAAAACGAAAACAAGTAAAGTCACGTTTCTACTCCGTTCCAAAAATCTGCAAAAAGCATTATCTATCTTTCCCACTTTTCATATTAACGTTCATCAAAGAAGAATGCAAGACTTTACAGGTTACCAGTGAAATACTTTCCTGTAATTCTTTATCTTACCAGCAATTCGGCATTGATATCAACAAAGGAATTATAACACACATAACAAAGTATTGACAAGCCGTGTCAGTACTTTGTTTTCCTCATTTTTCCCCTTAGCTCCCTTATTAAGTACCTTCGTTTCTGTAACGCAAAAAAAGCAATTATGGAAATTATTTACAGAAAACTAGAGGAACTGAAGAAACTGGAAAACAATCCAAGAACTATTTCGGATGAACAGCTAGACAAACTTAAAGAGTCAATCCGAAACAATCCGGATTATTTCGAAGCCCGACCGATCATCCTGTCAGACCGTACTGGCGAATTGATCATTATAGCCGGAAACCAAAGGTATGATGCCTGTATATCGCTAGGTATGCAACAAGTACCGACCGTTCTTATTCCCAACCTGACCGAGGAAAGGGAACGTGAGCTAATCATACGTGATAACGTTAACAACGGACAATGGGACATAACCAAGTTGTTTGACTGGGATTGTAACGAGTTGCTTAATTGGGGTATGGAAGGTATCAGCTTTCCTGATCCGACAGATTTTTCAGAAGATATAGAAGACAGTCATAATGTACTCAAGAACGCAAACTATGAAGCCGGAGCTCATATCAAATATTTAGTATTTGAGGGGTATAAGATTCCAGTCAGTGAAAGCGAACTGGAAGCACTGAAAGCACGGGCTTCTGAATATTTGGATGAGAACGGTGTAATGGTTGGTTTTGTTAATAATCTACTTAGCTTATGATGGAATACATAGACATATCAATATTGAACCCGGCAGAATATAACCCACGCCTGCTCACTAATGAAGCACAAGAAGATTTAAAAAAATCCATCAAGGAATTAGGCATTATCAAACCGATCATCATACGTCAATCGGATAAACGTATCATGGCAGGACACCAACGTACAAAGACAATGAAGCTGCTTGGGTATACCCATGTTCCAGCCTTTATTCTTGATGGTGTAAACTCCACCGATGAAGTAAGGTTCAACCAACTTCACAACTATGCGGAATGTGAGTTGTCGGAAATCCAACCAGAAATCAATGTAAGTCTTCCTAAAGGAACAGAAGGATTTTATACTGTATCCAACAAAGATATCTCCATTCTTTCCAAAGGAGGAAACAACTCACGTGTTGTTGACCTTACGAAAATGATTCTCCGTTACGGCCAGTTTGCAAATGCCGTATGTGACCATACCGGGAAAGTGATCATCTCAACAGTATATGCCAAAACGGTAAAACTATTAGGTATGGACCTACTTGTATATGTCCTTCCAGAAGGGAAAGAAGAAATCGCGCTCAAATACTTCTCTAAGGAATATGGAGTGTTCGAGTATTCCCATCTGGAACGAAAGACCTATATACAGTCTTTTGCCCAAAAGGCACGGCTACGGCAAAAGAACGGGGTTCCAAGCAAGCGTAGCCATTCAACGTTGTATGAAACGCAGGTTATACCATACATCACCAAGGATATGCGCATACTCGATTTCGGTGCCGGACAAAAGGATTACGCAACCATACTGAAGAAAAAAGGCTATCTCATTGACGCCATTGAATTCTTCCACCGCAAAGATGGAGCGGACATCATTGATGAAAAGGAAATCAGGCAAGACTGTGCTTCCATATGCAAGACCTTGTCGGACTACGGGCTGTACGATGTGGTTGTGTGCGATAGCGTGTTGAACTCTGTAAACTCAGAAGAGGATGAAAATAATGTCTTACTTTCGTTATCAGCATTATGCAAGCCCGGAGGAATGATATTCTGGTCTGGCATTCCGCTGCTGTTCGCCCAGAAATCATCTGAACGCAAGGAAACACACGACCATCGTTCTAAAGCCGTATTTCTTGACGCAAAGAACTTCACAGCCAACTTCCGTTTTGGTGAATGGTACTTCCAGCATTATCATTCCACAGCTGACATCGTCAGATTAAACACAGCTTACATCGGAAAGGATTTTAACATATTCGATAAAGGAATGAAGATAAGCCCAGAAAAAGAGTTAAGAGGTTCGTCATTTCAAGTAGCATCAACCAACGGAAGGAGCGCAAGTAAGAGTGATTATCTGAAAGCATTGCAATATGAATTCACACTTCCTCTTCCCAATAATCGCAAATGGGATCTGGACAAAGAAATTATACCAATCTTTAAAACACTATAAACAATGGCAGCACCTAAAGGAAATCAGTTTTGGATGTTACGCAGCAAGCATGGCAGGGATAAACTCTTCGCCACGCCTGAAGCGTTATGGGAGGCGGCGTGCGAATATTTCCAATGGTGTGATGAAAACCCATGGACAACAAGAAAGGCTATACAACGTACCATGCCTGTTAGACGCAAAAAAGGTAAAAGAACAGAAACTGTTAATGAACAGCAAACACAACAAGAAGTTTCACCTACACAGCGCCCCTACTCTCTCACCGGATTATGTATCTATCTAGGTACTTCATCACGTTGGTGGAGTAGCTTCAGAAGTGAATGCATGAAAAAAAATGATGAAGATTTTTTGCACGTCATCGCGCGGGTGGAAGAAACCATCGAGACTCAACAATTTGAAGGAGCCTGTGTTGGCGCTTTCAATGCAAACATTATAGCCCGAAAGCTAGGGTTGTCCGACAAACAGGAAGTGGATCATACAACACAAGGTAAACCCTTCAACGGATTTGACTTTCTTCCCTATACTCCCGAAGCTGACAAATTGAAGTGATATGGAGCAAAAGGTTAACTTAAAACAGCGATTGGCATACAATTTTCTTCGTGACAGCAAAACGAAATTTTTATTGTATGGTGGTGCCGGAGGTGGTGGTAAATCATGGCTAGGCTGTGAATGGCTGATGCAATGTGCCTACTATCTTCCCGGTACTCGCTGGTTTGTTGGCCGAAATAATTTGAAGGATAGCCGTGAGTCCGTTACCGTGACCTTCAATAAGGTAGCATCTTCTCACAGCTTCACGGCATACAAGACAACAAATGAAGGGATAGCCTTCGACAACGGAAGTGAAATCGTTTATATTGACTTGACGTATTATCCGGTGAAAGATCCGATGTATGAACGATTGGGGTCTAAGGAATATACAGGAGGATGGATAGAGGAAGCTGGTGAAGTGCACTACCTTGCCTTCGAAGTCTTGAAAACCCGTATCGGCCGCCACATGAACGATGTATACCATGTACCCGGAAAGATACTTATCACCTGTAACCCGAAGAAAAACTGGCTATACCGTGAATTCTACAAGCCCTGGAAAGAAGACAAATTACAAGCTCCTTATGCATTTATCCAAGCTTTGGTGCAGGATAATCCTTGGGCAACAGAAGACTACATCGAAAGTCTTCGAAACACAAAAGACCGGGTAACAAAGGAACGCCTATATTTCGGCAATTGGGAGTATGATAATGACCCGACTGCCCTGTGTAACTACGACGCTATCTGTGACTTGTTCACGAATGAGTTCATTGCTCCTGCAGGTGAATCTACCGGTTCTGCAGACCTTGCAATGAAGGGACGAGACAGATTTATCGCCGGTCATTGGAAAGGGAATGTGTGTTTTATCAAACTGGATCAGGAATACAGTACTGGAAAATCCATTGAAACAGACCTGAAGCGGATGATGATAGAATGCTCAATTCCTCGTAGTAAGATGATTGCGGACTCTGACGGATTGGGGAACTATCTTGAAAGCTATCTGAACGGTATCAAGGAGTTTCATGGAGGAGCACGACCTATTAATCCTGAATTTGACAATTTGAAATCAGAGTGTGCCTTCAAACTGGCTGAGATGATTAACAATCGATTGCTTCGTATCGTATGCACGGAAGCACAGCGAGAACGGATCATTGAAGAATTGTCAGTTCTCAAACAAGCACATATTGATGCAGACACACGGAAGAAAGGAATAATCAGCAAAGAAAAAATGAAAGAAATATTAGGTCATTCCACAGATTACCTTGATATGCTGATAATGGCAATGATATTCCGCATCAAACCAACACCCAAACGACCAAAAGCAAAAATAGGAAAGATATGACAGTAAAAGAATTTTTGACAATAAGCAGCATTGCCACCGAACCCGAGGTCATTAGAACCAAGTTGGATGAACTGAGAAAACCTTATCAACTAGGGCAGTATAAAACACCAGATACCCTAAACGACATAAATATGGGAGAACTGATGCAACTGCAATCCATCGAAACAGAACACGATATCTTGTTCGTTCCCTGTACTGTACTGATGGGGCTGAGTAAACGTTATATATCCCAACTTCCAGCTAGCGATGTACTGGGATTCGTACAATGGGTGGCCAAAGAAGTTGAACGAATAAATAAACTATTCGCGTCGACTAATGTACCACCCACACCCGAAGAGAAGCAAGCAGGATCCGAATTGCTAAATTTTGGACCTTTCGGCATGATTGATTACTATGCGCAGCGCATGGGTATCACTGATCATGCAGAAGTAGACAGCGTGCCATGGGTCAGAGTATATAAATGTCTTGACATGGACGCCAAAAGAGTAAGATTCGAACGTAGATTAAGAAACATATTAAGTAAGAAGAAATGACGGTAGAGCAAAAAATTAAAAAGATAGTAGACTCCATGGAGGGTGTAAGTTACCTTTTTGACAACTGGCAAACAGCCAATATAAGACTGGACAAGATTAAATTGCCGGCAGTGCTTAATCTCCTTCCTGTAAGCGGAACTTTTAATCTAGGTAGACAGCAGTTAAGAGACTGCCCTAACTGTATGATGGCATTCATGGATAAAACCAAGTTCGATTTTGATGGCACAGAAAATGATGCAGTGATAGAAGGATGCAAGAATAAAGCCAAAGAATTCATATTGCTATTGAACAGGAGTGGGATGTTCAAAGAAATATCAGGAGATATCCCTTATTCTGTTTTCTATGACAAGCTGGATGTTAATGTAACCGGAATAGTTATCCAACTTAAGTTAGAAGAGATAATGGGTACTGTTATTTGCAACAAGAGCGTGAAAGAGATTGTATATGGCAGCAGAAACTAAAGCCGGAACCCTAAGAATAATAGGTGAAGAGCTGGAAGCGTTACGCAAGCAAATTATAGCCAACCATGAAGCAGCCGGACAAGTAGCCAGTGGAAGGACAAAGGGCAGTCTGAAAGTAGAAATGTCGGAGGACGGAGGCGTTTTGTGGGGCAGGCAGGCATTCACTGTACTAGAAACCGGACGTGGACCAGGGAACGTTCCGAAAGGATTTTACAAGATTATCCGCCAATGGGTGGAAGATAAGGGTATACAAGTAAAGAAGCCCGATTCCTTCGCCTACCTTGTCGCTAGAAAGATAGCCAAGGAAGGAACGGAACTATACCGAAACAGAAAACATGAGGAAATCTATTCCCGTGATCTAGAAAATACCGTGGACAATATAGCTAGCAGGGTATCGGCTATATATGAAACAGAAGTTGAACATATAAATCTGAATTTCGACAATGAGAACACATACGATAGATAATACAACAATTGAATATCCTGACCAAATAGGATTCTGCTTTAATCCTGTGATAATAAATATCCTTGGCGGAAACTATCAATCTGTTACTGCAACGGTAACGGACACCACCACAGCCACATCAGACAGAGAGAACAGAGCGACGTTCGGTGGTTCCTGCTTCTTTGACCTATCATTCTATACGCAGAGCTATTTTGACGAATACAGAGAAGTCGATTACAAGTCAACTCACGCCGAAGATAGTAAGTTAGGACGTCTGTTTAGCATAGAGCTTGATATGTATAACGAATCAGGAACACTTGAAAACAGCTTCCAGTTCAACGTATTCATATTGTGGGGAGCCAGTAAGGTTGGAGAGCAGTATAATGGAAGCCGAGTGCTGACATGGTTCAAAAACTACCCATTCTCTGTAGGCTTATACTCTGCAACATCAGGGAATGTAAAAGTAACTATAGATGGTTCCGAAAACTCCCCTATCGCATTATCAGGACAGAATGCATGGAATATCATTCTTGCTGGAATAGATGCTTCAGACAGGGTGGAATTTTATCTACCTGGAAGTAATACGGCAGCATCTGTTTTTGACCACACCTTTGATTTCACCTTCCGAGGGCTGCTCAATATGGCCACAAAGATCACTTGTAAGGTTGACAATTCAGACTGTGGAATATACTTGAGATGGATCAACCGCCATGGAATGTGGTGTTACTGGCTATTCATGCAAGGAGACGAGACTTCGCAGGTATCCAATGACGGAGAGTTCATCAGAAACAATATGCAGGATTACAGTTACAAGAACGGATACCATGGAGGTAGCGGACGAAAGCAAAGGAAAATGGAAGAAACGACACTTCCCGTATGCGCTCCATTAATAGACAGCATAACTTATGACTTCCTTTACCAAATGGCCACATCTCCTGTTGTTGATATGTTCATGGGCTATGATGATAACGGTAACGCCAGATGGATGGCCGTAAATGTGTCTGTGGGAAATTTCGTCAAACAGCGGGTATCACTGCAAGACTTTGAAGCGAACATTATATTACCTGAAACTAACGTGCAGAGCTTATGACAGAACAACTACTATTCATAGATAACAAAGCAATGGATATTAATGAAAGTACCAATATCACATTGAATTTTAGAAGTAATATTTTTAGCGATGTAAGCAAGATCACAAGCAACAACACATACTCCATCAAGCTACCTTTGACAGTCAACAACTGTCATGTGATTAATTATGCGCATCTCCCATCCCATTCAGCACAATATGCTCGTATCAACCACAAAGGACGCTATTTGCGCAATGGGATTGAAATCATACCGGACGCCAGCGTCATTCTTATAGAAATATCCGAAACCATAGATATAGCCATGACATGGGGCAATGTTTCTAAATTTGCAGAAATTGTAAATGACAACAAGACATTGCAGGATTTATCGTACGGCAGGACAGAAAACGAAGATTACATCATTTGGAAGAAAGGAGACAATTCGCCCCGAATACCTAAAATTGATTATGGCTTTAAAAATGATGAGCCGGCTGCCTGGTATCACCCTGTGGTTACAGCTATGTGGGTTTTGAACAAAATAGAAGCTGATGCCGATATCACCTTTAAATTCCAAGAACAACACTACGAACTGTTGAAAACTTTAGTTATTCCATTGCTTTCAAGAAATAGCGCACCAAAAGAAATCGAAGCTCGCACTACAACTTTAACAAATGACGGAATATCTCCATATAATATTCCAGGAGGATGGATTCTCAAAATATTCCAATTTGTGGAAAGTGGATCTGACTATTATGTGGCTATAACAAAAGATTCGTCAGGCAAGGTAATCGGATTCAAGCCGCAGAAAGAGAACGTACCCCTTAGAATTATTGGAACTATCAATATAATAGTCAATACTAGCCAGGAACCGCAAAGTTCAGGTGAATATGGTGTTTCTTTCGATATACGGAACAAAGAATCCATAACCAGCAAGTTGAAATTCAGGTGTAATCCGAGTATATCCTTATTACAAGAAAATCAATACAGGTATTCTTTCGCTATAGATGGGGAGTTTAATCCAGGAGATACAGAGGAACTCAGCGCTATACTGTACGATCCTTATGCAGAATTGGGGAATTATACAATAGAAGAAGGAAGCTATGTCAAAATAACGATGCGAGATACTGTCTATTTGAAAGACACTGATGAAGCAAACTCCCGATTCTATTATGTTCCAAACCTACCTGATATAAAACAGATAGACTTTATCAAAGCTATAGCATCTATTTGTGGAACTTTTGCCATTCCCGGCAATGGAAATATCGTAAGCTTCGTTCCTATTGATACCATCATAGAAAATAAGACCAAAGCTCTGAACTGGACCAAAAGAGTTATCGCCTCATATAGTGCAAACCGTCCTAAAAATATATCTTTCAAAATTGACGGATTCTCTCAAAGGAATGTATACAAATGGAAAAATGACGACAAAAACAAATACAATGGAATCATATACGTTGACGATAAGACTTTGGAATATGAACAGGAAACGCTGACATTGCCTTTCGCAGCGTCTGAAATGAAAGGTGAAATCGCAACTATCCCGATATATTCCTATACATCTGACGGAGCTTTACAATATAACGAAAGTACAGATCCCAGACTACTGGTCCTAAAGAACGACAATACAGCAACTTTTGACGGTCTGGACTGGAACACTATTATTGAAAACAACTACAAATCTTATCAGAAATATATCAGAGAACCTAAGATTATTACCGAGCTGGTAGAAATCAGAGATCATGAATTACGAAACTTGGATATGTCTGTACCTGTTTATCTGGCCCAATATGGAAAATATTACGCAGTCATATCAATAAAAGCAGAGAAAACAGGTATTTGCGAATGTAAACTTTTTCAATTGGATTAATTATGGCAGACAAAGTAGAAAAGATACTTGATATCAAAGTGAATTATAATGAGGCTATCAAAGCTATAGCCGAGTATCAGACAAAAATCGACAAAGCCAAAGAAGCAGAGGCGAAACTGAAGGAACAGTTAAAGGCTGGAGACATAAAAAGGCAGCAGTACAATGAAGAAATGGCGGCATCTAAAGCCTATATCAACGACTGTAATGATTCGATACGTATTATAACGAAAACAATGCAAAATCAGCTCAAGCAGGAGAAGGCGCAAGAAAACAGCCTTGTTTCTCTCCGTGCCAAACTGTCAAATCTAACGGCTGAATACGATGCTTTATCCGAAGCGGAACGGAATGCGGCTACAGGCATTAAGTTACGGGATAAAATTAATGAGGTTACTGATGCTCTGAAGGACGCTGAAGAAGAGACACAGCGGTATTACCGAAATGTTGGCAATTACAAGGAAGCTATAATGGAAGCCGCCAATGCCAATATCCCGTTCGTGCAACAGATAAATGTAATGGTGACCTCTTTGGGCGGAGTAAAAAATTACATAAGTAATGTAAATCAAAAATTGATTACTGTTGCAAAAACCACGACAGGACTAACAAGAGTAGTCAAACTACTTGGAACCGCCATGCTAGGACTTGGAATAGGTGCTCTTTTGGTTGTACTGGCTTCTCTTGTATCATGGTTCACCAAAACACAGAAGGGCGTGGAAGCAGCCAATAAAATAATGGGGGCTCTGGGTGCCACTGTAAATGTCTTAATAGACCGGGCAGGCAAGTTGGGAAGTGCTTTAGTGAATCTGTTTACCGGGAACTTCAAACAGGCGGGGAATGATGCCAAATCCATATTCGCTGGTATCGGTGATGAAATAGTCAATGAAACCAAACAGGCGTGGAAGCTGGCAGAAGTCTTGAATGAGATAGACAAGAGGGAAGTCATGCTGTCCATGTCACGTGCCGCTAACCGAGCTGAAATTGAGAAGCTGAAAAAAGCTGCAGATGACCAAACCCTATCCACACAGGAACGTATTAAAGCTGCGGAAAAAGCTGCGGAAATTGAGAAGAAGGACCTTGCCGTACAGACAGAACTAGCAGAAGCAAGACTGGCTAACACCCTTGGATTTACCGAGATGAACAATGAAGTACGCAAGTTGATGGAGCAGATTAAAGCTGGTGATATTACAGCCGATGAAGTAATAGGAAAACTTGGATTATCAGATAGTACGATAGAAGACCTTAAAGTGTTCCGTGACCAATTCAACGAACTTCAGGAGCTAATGGAAGATAGTTACGGCCGTCAGACAGAGCAGCAAAACACCCTAAACTCTATCCGCCAGGAAGGTGCAGACAAAGCAAAGGAAGCAAAGCAAACAGAACTGGAAGCAGTAAGGGCAGCAGAAGATGCTATGCTTGCCTTAGTGAAAGACAAGAGAGAACAAGCACGGAAAGAGATTGAATTGAACTATTCCCGGCAGATTGAGGATTTGCAAATCAGTTTAAAGCAAGAAGAGAACCTTACCGCTAAGGCTCGTGAAGCCATCAACGCCAAAATAAAGGCTTTGCTGCAACAAAAATCTATGGAGCTTAGCAAGTTGTCCGATGAGGAGCTGAAAAAAGAACTGGAGAACCGTTTAAAAATGATATCCCTGCAATTGGAATCGGTCAAGGAAGGCAGCGAGCAGGAGTATCAGTTAAAGATACAACAATTACAAGCACAACAAGAGGCGGAACTTACCAGCACAGAACAAACCGAAGAAATGAAACTGGCCATTAAAGCAAAGTACAATACCAAGATAGACGAACTGGCAACAGCTCATGAGCAGAATATTATCAACAAGCAACAGGAAGCCATGCGCATACGCTTTGAAACGGAAATCGCACAAGCATATGATAACGAAGAGGAAATTCTTCGTATAAGGATGGAACAAAAGAAAGCCGAGCTCGATAGCCTGCAGCAAATGGAAGGTGAAAGTATAGAAGCATTCAATCTTCGCAAGCTGGAAGCACAGAATGCTTATCTGGAATCCAAAAAAGAACTGAGCGATAAGGAGATTGAAATAGAAACGAAGAAAACAGAAGCCTTATCTGCACTAGCCGGAAATCTTTCCAACCTTATAAATCAAGCTGCAGGGGATAATGAGGAAATGGCCCGACTAGCTAAAGTCCTTGCAATAGCAGAAATTGCAATTGCCCAAGGTGTGGCTATTGCTCAAGCTGTTAAAACCGCAACAAGTTCATCTGCAACTTGGATTGATATGCTTGTAGCAATAGGAACTGTTGTATCTGCTGTAACTGCTGTAATGGGAACTGCCATGAAATCAGTAAAAAGTGCTAAATTTGCAGAAGGTGGTTTGGTTACAGGACCGGGGACAGGAACGAGCGACAGTATTCCGGCACAATTGTCGAATGGAGAATCCGTTATAACTGCCAAAGCTACGTCCATGTTCGCCCCTATCCTATCATCCTTCAATATGATGGGTGGAGGTGTACCTATTAATGTAACAGCAACGAATAATCAAACTTTAGGCGAAGATATGCTGGCCAGAGCAGTCGCCAAAGGAATGATGATGGCTCCTGCCCCTGTCGTTTCTGTAGAAGAGTTTACTTCAGTTGCGAATAGAATTAAATACATAGAAGAAAGCGGTAGTTTATGAAAGCATACGAACTATTATATATAAACAGGAACACTCTTAGGATAATGTCTGAAATGTCATTAGATGCATCAGATATTAAATACCTAGAAATGTATAAAGACTACACCCGTCTTACGGCTGAAGGTCATAAAAAGGCATATATCATGCAGTACCTGGCAGATGAATACAGCATTTCAGAAAGGACCATCTATAGAGTCATTGACAGGTTGTCCGTTGACGTTTCAATTCAATAAGGGGGAAGATTATTCTTCCCCTTATTTTTTTACTGACAAAGCGTGTCAGTGCTATTATGTTCTGAAATTCTTATAGCCATATACCGTTTTTTACCTTTGCTTCAAAATAGATTATATATGGCGAAATTATACATCAACAAAGATATTGTTGCGGATAAAGACAAAATGGAAAATTGGTATCTAACTGGTGAAGAGGGATTGTCTTTTCCTGATATTCAAAATTTCCTATCTTGGATAGATCCGAATGACCACGTTATTGATATTGAGATACATTCATGCGGTGGTGATGCCGTTGAAGGGTATGCCATTTATGACGCCTTACGTGCTTCAGGAAAGCAAATCAGCTGTACTGCAGTAGGACGATGTGCATCCATGGCAACCGTGATATTATTGGCCGCTGCAAAAGAAAGACGTTTTGCTTATCCACATGCAAAGTTTCTTATTCACAAGCCTTATATGGCTTCATACGATGGAGACCTTGATCTTGAAACCCTAGAATCAATAAAATCAAACTTGGAGAGTGAAAAAAACAAGATGCTAGCTTTGTATGTAGAACGCACAGGATCGGAAGCCTCAGTTATCGAAGCCCAAATGAATAAAGCCGGTTGGTTTGGTGGTGAAACAGCCAAACAATTAGGTTTTATCACGACCGTTCTTATGCCTACAACTGCCAAAGGGAGAACTTACACATTTAATAACAAAAAAATGAACAAAGAAAAAGAAGTAACAGTGAAGCAGACTATCATAGACAGGCTGCTGGCCAAATGCGGCTATCAAAAAATTGAAGACGTACAGGTCGTATCTATGGAATTGACAAATGCCGAAGGTAACACGCTTACCGTGGAAAGAGATGAAGGTGAACCCCAAGTAGGAGATACAGCAAGTCCCGATGGCGAACATGTCATGCCTGACGGAAAGACTATCATTGTGACAGATGGCGTTATTACAGAAATTAAAGATCCTGATGAATTGGAAGAGGATGAAGTGAAAGCTTTAAAAGCCCGTATAGAAGAGTTGGAAACTGAGAATGCTTCTCTAAAGACGAATGCCCGTACCATTGAGGACAACAAGATTCTGAACGCAGTCCGTATGGCCGGGGGCGAAAACTGGCTGGCAAAACATTGTAGTACTTATAAAGTGTCAGCTCGTACCCAAACGTTCAACAAGGGTATAAAAGGAGTAGAAGAAAATGAAACGCCTATTCAGAGAAAACTTCGTGAAGAAAGAGAAAAAAGAAACAACAAGTAATAAAAGGAGGGGAAATGCCTATTTTAGATTTTGACAAACTTACACCTGATAATCAGGCTGTAAAAGACTTGAAAGACCTTATTCAGTTAACAGTCTTTCAAAACGAGGACATGGAGCGTTTTATGACGTTTATGCCCAATGTGACTAACGGTAAAAAAGCAGGTTTTATCGGTGAAATGGAAGATATCGGAGTAGCCGGCTCCGGATGCGACCCTGAATATAAAAAAGTGGCTATCGCTGCCGCCCAAAAGGAATGGGAAATCGGAGATTGGCAAATTCCTTTGGAAATGTGCTATACAGACTTGGAAAACACCATTGCCAAGTACTGCCTTAAAACGGGAACAAATATAGGAGACCTGACATCGACCGAATATATGGACGGTATTGTACTGCCGAAGCTGTCTGAAGCTATGATGAAAATGATGTGGCGTTTTACATGGTTTGGAGATAAATCAGCAGCGTCTGTCACTGGAGGTGGTCAAATCACTGACGGAGTAAACATCGAACTATTTAAAACATGTGACGGTTTTTTCAAACGTCTGTTTGCCATCTGTACCAACAATGCCGAACAGCACACTGAAATTGCAGCCAACGCAGAAGAATCATATGCATTACAAAAATCAAAGATGAAAGAAACAGGCATTGCCACATCAATATTCGATGCGATGTTGCAAGATGCCGACAGCCGGATTTTCCAAAAAGACGGATGCGCAATTTTCGCCACCAAGTCAATGTGCGATGCTCTGACTCACGATATGAAAGAAAAGTACAAGGTTATCATGCCCTGGGAAGTTGTATTTGACGGTGTAGAGGTCAGCAAATACGATGGAACAACCATCGTTAAATGTTCCATTTGGGATAGATTTATTCAAGCCTATCAGAACAACAAAACCAAACTTAACTTACCGCATCGTGCTGTTTTATGTTCTCCTGAGAACTTGATGTATGGATGTGAGGGCACCGAACCGATGTCGGACTTGGATATCTGGTTTGATAAGAAAGCCCGCAAGAACTACATTTATTCAACAGGAAAATTAGGCTCCATGATTGGCGAAGATGAGTTGGTACAGGTAGCATACTAACGAAAAAGAGCAAATATGGCAATATGTGATATAACAATCAAAAAGGACATCGCACCATCGTGCGATGATCCTATCGTTCCCGGGCTGGAACAGGAAGGTGTGATAATGAATCGCGCAGACGTGGATTTCGGTGCGGTTACATTCAACGCAACCCGTAAGAATGTGATCGAAACTCTTGCACTGAAAACAGGTAAAAAAGGTTACAAGGTACAGGTATTCGGTGCAACCCCCTTTACTGGTACCAATACAACCTTGGCAACAGGAACCTATCGTAACACGTTTACTAACATAGTGAACATGGTTGTATTAGCAAATGACCCCGATGTATGCAATGACATTATTGACGGGCTTGCTAACGGTGATTTTGTCGTTGTATTGGAAAATAAAGCCAAAGGGTTAAATAAAACCGAAAATCCGGGAGATTCAGCTTTCCAGGTTTACGGTTACTACCAAGGTTTGAAAGCCGCAGAGATCGGCAATGACAAGTATTCCGAAGAAACGGAAGGGGGATGGAATATCTCTTTGCAAGAAACCAAGGTTCCCAAATCAGCATTATTCTTGTACAAAACATCTTACGATGCGACAAAAACGCTTGTTGAAACACTGACAAAACCAACTGAATGATTATGGAGTTAGAAGAAGTGGTTGATAAATTAAAGGAGCTAGGAGAACTTCCCTCCTACTCCTCTTCTGATAAATCGGAGATAGAAAGATTGTACAAGGAAGTATTAGGAAAAGAATTCACCAAGACATCGTGTAACGACTGCTATCGCGATGCTGTAATCGAAATGACTGTTTACATCAAAAAGAATAACCGTATGAAAGAAAAATGTAATTATATATTAAAGAATGGTGTCCTGCTTCAACCGGAGTTCGGAAGCAATAAAATGTACACTAATGACAACCTCACTGATGAAGTTGCTGAAAAGTACCTTGCCAAAAATCCGAAAGGTGAAATTTATTTCGCCCATGTACCTACGGACTGGAAAGAACGTGTTAACAAATGTGGATACAATCAAAGCCTGCTTGATTCAATGGTAGAATCATTACAAGACGGAGTTTCTGAAGAATCCGTGGCTGACACGTTGAAAGATTTCCAAATCAACGGCAAGAAAATCAGTAAAAAAGTTCTGAATCTGCATCTAAGCAAGGCCATTGAAATTGTGAACGCAATGAATGGAGAAGGCGAAGATAAAGTTGAATAAAAGAAATAAAGGACGAACGTAAACCTCGCGAATATGAGAGTAAGAGATTTAAAAAAGAAAAGCAGTAACCGCATTGATACAAGCTATTTACAAAATCTAGGAATTCAAGCCTACGGACAGGACAACCTATATCCGCAGACATTAAAGAATATCATTGCTGCAAGCTCTACTGCATCTGAATGCTCAGACCGTTTCGCTGACTTCATTGAAGGAAACGGATTCCGTGAGGTTGCTTTTTCCAAATATGTAGTCAATCGAAAAGGTGACACATTGGATGATGTGCACATGTTACTATGCAAAGACATGTCCGAACTCAATGGAATAGCAATCCATGTTAACTACAATGTTTTCTGTGAGATAGTGGAGATGCAGCACGTACCATTTGAAAATTGCCGTCTGACAGAAGAAGATGAAAACGGTTATGTGGCAAAAATAGCAGTACATCCAGACTGGAGCGGAAAGAAGACACGTAAAGGGAAAGCTCTGCAGGTCAAGAAAGAAAACATCGACTATATAGATGTTTTTAACCCTCAAAAAGATGTGATACTGGCTCAAATAGAAGCAGCCGGAGGCATTGAATACTACAAAGGTCAAATCCTATGGGTGTCAATGGCCGGGAAAAATACTTATCCTGTCGGGAAAGGTGACCGGGTGGCTACAGAAATGAGTACCGATGAAGGACTGTCCAATGTCAAGTACAGAAATGTACGAAATAATTTCTTCCCTGGCGCTATGGTATTCACCAAAAAGGGATCGAACATAACCTTTGACGAAGAAGGCAACGAAGTGAAAGATACAGACGATGACGACAGTTTCTCAAATACACTCATCCAGTTGCAAGGTGATACGAATGCAGGAAAGATTATGGAAGTTACTTTAGAAAGCGATGAGGAAAAACCTGAAATAATAAATCTGAACTCACAAAATTACGACAAAGAATTTACCGTTACTGACGCAAGTGTGGTTGAACGTATTTATTCAGCTTATGGCCAAGAGCCATGGTATTGCATCCGTATTGGTAAAGTCGGATTCTCAGGCGATATTTTGGAAGATGCTTTCGAGTATTACAATTCTATCGTAAGCAAGCAACAACGCTTAATAGAGCGTACCTTTAGCCGTATATTCAGCTATTGGTATGAAGTAGTCAACCCCTCTAATGATTATAGTGTGGAACCATTAAAGTATGTACGAAATGCAGCAGTATCTAATAACAACAGATGAGGTATCGGCTTTGTCTCGCGGAATGTCTGTACATCTCGATCCTGACAAGATAGAAACCTACATCCGTGAGTCGGAGAATATCTACATCAAATCAGCGTTGGGAGACGAACTGTTCCTTGACGTGAAAAAAAATCCTGAAAAATACCAGCTACTGCTTGACGGAGGTACTTATGAAACTAAATGTAAAAAGAAGATAATCATCACTGGACTTCGCGTAGCTTTGGCTTATTATACCTATGCCTGTATTGTCAAAAATGGAGATGGAAATGTATCCCGTTTCGGCTTCGTGAACAAGGAAGGTGAATATAGCAGTCATACAGTATTCAAGGAAAAGATGATGGTGTATAGCGATGCATGTAGTATAGCTGACCGCTACCTGAAAGAATGCGTGCTTTACCTAAAAGAATGCGGTATGCCACTTTATAACGGTGAAGGGAAATTAAAATCTAATAGAACTGTTTTTCGTGTAATAGGAGAATGAGCGATTCTGTTGACATATTAAAGAAACTGGCTCTTCAAGTAAGAAACGCATCTACAGAAGGAGAGAATACAGCTGAAAGAATTGGGCGCATATTTATCGGGATTCTAGAAAACATGGATAATTCTGATATAGAAAAGCTCACCAAATACTTTTTACGCAAAGATAAAGAAGACACTGCCAATGAGCTGATAACGTTCCTGAAGGGTTTTTTGACTGGTAAAAACGGTAGTGGTTGGACCGTATTGGAAGATGGCACGACACAAGCTGTTGTTGACCGCTTGTATGTGAAGATTAAGGCTGTCTTTGACGAGCTTGAAGTAAAGAAGAAGACGCATGTTGGTGGTGAACAGATCATATCTCCGGCCGGAATGAAGTGTGTCCGTGTGGAGGAACTTGATGAGAGCTATCGCTGCTTTTTTTTGTCGGAAGTCGATGGTATTACAATCAATAACGAATTTACAGTCGGTACATTAGCTTTATCTCAAGAATTTAACATTAAAGAAGGAACATCTCACAATGTATCCAACCGCTACTACTGGCGTGAGGTGACAGGTGTAGGATCTGACTATATTGACTTGAGCAAAACCAATGTCGATAAGGACAGTGATGTCCCGGCTGCCGGTGATGATATCATCGGGCTTGGGCACTTGACGGATATTACCCGTCAGGCAGCTATAATCTTATCATCAGTAAACGAAACTTCGCCTTCTATCACTTTTTATCAAGGTATCAATACATTTTCTTTGGCGGGTAAAGAAGTTATCGGGCTGGGCTTTGACAAGTCTACCGGACACGCCTATATCAATATGTATGGTGACGCTTATATAGGCGCTAAGGATAAGAGTACCTATATTCGATATAGCCAGAAAGGCGGTGTGGATATCAAGGGTATGTTTCATATCGAGCAGGGATCTACCGGATGGAAGAATATGGAAGGCTTGCCGGATGAGATACAGGCGGCCGCCGATCTGGCCCAAAAGGCTCAGGATGCGATAGACAACGCGGCTGTCGGAAGTGTCAATCTGTTGCGTAATTCCGGGTTTACTGGAGATTATGAAACAGAGGAACTGTCTGCCACTACCGAATTATCGGCGGACACCGAGCTTTTCAGCAAGCAATTAAAGTATTGGACGGGAGTGGCTACTGTATCCGCAGATAGTGCTGCCGGCTCTGGGTATTCTGCATCAATCGGTAGTTTGTCCCAATCCGTGTCCTTGATTAAAAATGAGAACTATGTTATATCCTTTAAAGCTAAAGGTGTGTCTGTGGCTGTTTCGTGTGGTGATTTCAGCACAACTCAGCCTCTTGCGTCCGATTATCAAAGATACACTTTCAAGTTCGCTTTTAACGGTGCAGGTATTTTCATGCTCAGTGGTACCGCAACCATTTGTGATCTTCAATTAGAGCGTGGAACCATTGCCACAGACTGGAAACCGTCCATTTTGGATAACGACAAGGCAACAGCCGGTTTTCAGTCAATCAATTATATCGCCAGTGCGATCAAAGATGGTTCTGTGGATATTCTTGGTGGTCTGATTCTTGCCAATATGATTCAACTGGGTAATTACAAGAACGGCAAGTTACAGAAGGTCACTGCCGGAGTAAGCGGCATATACAATGACGATGATGATGTGGCATTCTGGGCAGGTGGCACGCTTCAACAGGCTATATTAACCGTAATGAGGTTTCGTAATGATCCTAATTACCAGCCTACGGATGAAGAATGGGCGAATATGGCAAACTTTGTCGCTACTCATGGCGGTAATGCTTTTTTTCGTGGATATATCTATGCTTTGGGCGGATATTTCCGGGGAAAAGTTGAAATAGCCAATGGCAAGATACTGTTGAATGAGGATGGTTCCGGGCAGCTTGCCAATGGGAACATCAAATGGGATGCGGATGGAAATCCTGAATTTGTTGGGAAAGTAAAAGTCAAGTCTTCAAATGGCTATACAATAAGCATTGAGCCGGAAAATGAATATGGAATCCCCTCAATAGAGATGCGTGATAATACGAACGCCTCCCTGATAGATATATCATGCATATACGGACTGAAAGGGTTGATTCCCATGGTTTCTATGTTTGACCCGAATAGTAATGATGTTTTGTATTTCCGCCCGGACAGTATGGTTGTCGAGCAAAAAGGAAGTGACGGTTATATATATCAGACCCAGATAATGGGAGGACGCATAATTATGGTTAAAGGTTCTGAGATTGTATGGGATCAAAACCAATTGCCCAAATAAAATAAAGTGATATGGAACTTAATTCGATCAATAAAACAGGTACTTGGAGTGAGGCGGCAGATCGGCTTAACTACAATTTTAGTAAGACTTCTACCGAGATTGATAAGGTCAAGCAGAACAGTGTCCGCAACAAGGGATTGTTTTCTACGGAAGAAGCATTGCATGCTGCTGTCCCATCTCCAGTTGTGGGCGACTGGGCTGTCGTGGGGGATACCATACCCGGCCCTATATATGATTGCAAGATAAAGGGGAAATGGAGTCCTACAGGAACAACCGGAGGCGGTGGAAGTGTTGACCTTTCCGGCATCTTGACAGCCGAGGAGATAGATGATGTAACATCAATATTATAGTGTATTATGAGAATTAATTATCAGTCCGATTTTAAGATCATAGAGAAGAACTTGAATGGGGATGTGAATACTCCCTTCCGGTTCACTTACCGTACAGTCCTGTCGGGATGTGTTGTTGCGGAGTTTGACGGGCACGGGTACAAGAACTGCCGTAGGCTTGATGATGGTAGTCTGTTGGTCATTTTTGACAGGCATGGACTTCGTCCCGGCACTCTGTCGGTCAAACGCGAATACTATCTTTCTGATGCTGATTTTGCCGAAGGTATCTGCAATCTTGTATCGGTGGAGATTACAGGTGTTATCCTCGTTTCCGGCAAGACGGATGAGAGCACAGCAGAGATCATGCCCTATCCGGATTATGCCGCATACAATGCGGTGCAGAGCGTATCTCTGTCAGATAAGGAGTATGATGATGTGCTGAGTGATTTTAAGATTAATAAATAATTACATAAAATAACAACGGCCCAAGTTCCGGCGGAACTTAGGCGAATAATAGAATACAATATGGTAAAAATGCATAAACTGACCAAGGGTGGACAAACCATTTACCCGGCTACTATAACTGATGCGGTGGTTAACCCCAAAACGCGTAAGAGTCTGACTACGGAAATATCTGAATTACATGCAATGAATGTTATTATAGACATTCAAAAAAGTCTCAATATTAGTTATAATACTTTTGGTGAGTTAATAAAGTCACAAGAGTTAAAGTCCTATCTACGTAATACATATACAGATTTGTCAAGGTATAATGTGATTATGACATTTAGAAACATGCAAGGCGTGACCGAAACATATCAGTATAAGGGATATAACATTGATGTTAATTATATATCAGATGCGTCATATTGGGAACGATTGGACAATAGCCTAATGGTCGAATCAAATGCGTATTCGAATATAGCTGAAATTAGCCTAATAGGTGAAAACAAGTATATAGACTTTAATACAGGAGAAGTTAAAACATCTAACAGTAAAAATCATGCTGTTTATAAGACAGAATGTTCCGCTGGGAATATATTTATATATAGAGGTACAGTCTTGTATTCCGGTAGTTACCACAGAGCAGTCTATGCATTTTATAAATCAAGCTCTGATTTTAATAAAAATACGTTGATTTCTATTAAGGAAGCAGACGAAAATACCCCCTTATATTTTGAAAGATTAGAAGTTCCATCGGAAGCGAAAACATTGCTTGTGTTCTGTTTAAACTCCGATTCTATAAAAACCAAGTTTATGTTGACCAAAGAGTCAATTAAACAAGAACGACTATTGCCGGGTGATAGAATATTAATATCTGGAAACATTATCTCAGTTGACGATCAGGATCTATCGACAAGGCAGGAACTGTCAGACTTGGATAAAAAAAAAGCTGATATATCCATAGAAATGGTCAATCCAATAAATTGGTGGAATAAGAACAGCAAGATTGGTTTTTATGATGCAAATACTGGTGAATTTAAAGAAAATGAAAGTTATCTTTCGTCTGAGGTTATAACTGTAAGCGCCGGTAATATAATCCAATGCGGTTATTTTCTTTCGGTATCAGATGGAATTGGAGTTAATTGGGTTAAGTATAATCCAAATCAATTTATTACGCTTTGGCATTCTGACGGCAGGGTTGAGCGGATAAACAATACCGCCTTCCCTTCGTTCCCATATCAAGTTGAAGAGAATTGTAAGATAGCTTATACTTGGTATAAGGGGAATGTAGATGTGAACGATTTTGAGATGAACAAACAATATGGAGTGCTTATGATATCTGATGATACCCCCACTCGTTACGAAGAATACTTTATTCCGTATGAGCAAAAAAAACTGGCACCTGATATTATCGTAAACGGATCAGATACGTCAAAATTTGCAACTAAAGAAGATCTGGATACTAAGCAGAATAAATTAATTGTAGGAAACGGCATATCATTGTCGGAAAGTGGACAGATATCTTTGACTCAGGCAGGTAGTCTGTCCTTAATGCCTAATCCGACAATATATCGTCTAAACTATCAAATTGAAAGCCGTAAATCTTCCGACAATTATCCGTCTCTTCCATTAATTAAGGATGCCAAAGAATTACTATTCGTTTTAAATGGGAAGATTAATCCAGCAGCCTTATTCTTGTTTGGCAAGCATCGTATTGGAATAGATCAAACAAGTTATATCTATTCAGTTGACAAGACAGTAACCTTATCAGGACAGAGAGGTGGAATTTTACCTTTAAAATTCATGTTCAATGGAGACGCTATCGAATTAGGGCACAGGGGAAAAACTGCTATCAGTATACTTGTCAACGAAGGAAATGGCTGGATGAGACTTGGAGAAAAGGCTATTGATATATTGACAGAGAATGGATGGAGGAGCTATACACAGATTAAATTTGCTAGCGCGATTGAACGTGAAATCATAATAGAGAATTCATCATTAGTGTATTCGCTACGGTATTCTAATTCCTATACAGTGTCTGAAGTAACATTAAAACAGCCTCTGGCTGTTATTGCGGGAAGTAGCATTACAGAAGCTACGGCAGGAGGTGAATTTGCTCCAATGGGATGGGCATCAATATGTTGCTGGCACTTAGGAATGGAGTGTATAAACATAGGAGTTGGACAACGCGGACTTGTAACAGATACGGATTCCAGACCGTCTATTTCCTCTGCCATAGATGATATTACTTATTTTAAAGATGCGGATTATGTGTTATTAGGAGGTGCTATTAATGACCAATATGATGACGGTTATCGTAATAGAGTTAAAACATTTGTTGAATCTTTAAAAAAATCAATGCCGTCATCGCATATTATACTGCTTGGAGAATATACCCCACAGCCTGATTCTAATATATCAGGGAACACCCATGAAAAAAGAAATGAGGCTTTAAAATCCGTAGCAAGAGAATGTAGTATTCCATTTATTGACATGCAGAACAGTGAGGTATATAATCATATCCGTACTATAATTCGGAAAGATACCCAATGGATCAGTGGTACTTTTTTGGACAGTTCATCTGACGCTATGTCTCAAGAAGGGAATTGTGACTTGATATATCATCACGAAAATGGAAGTATAGACCATACTCACCCAGGCAGAATAGGGCATCAATATATAGGGACTCGAATGGCTAATGCTATGCTTGAGATATTGAAATATTTGTAGAAAATAGATTAAAAGTTTGAAATCACTCAAGGTGTAGACTTATGTTATGAATGGTAGACCATTATATAACTATAATGTAAGGGCTGATCTTGGTGTAGGTCAGCCCTTATGCTTAAAACCATTCCGCATCCGGATGCACTTCAACAGACAGACGGAACATTATTTTAGTGATTAACTTTTTAATTATCATAATTTTACATTTTTGTATCTTCGATGTAAGGATTGGTTAGATCCATAAGAACATATTGAATTAAAGCATCAATAACAACGTTAGCTATCTTCATGCCTCCTGCGGAATTTGGATGAACCTGGTCTTGCAGATACGTTGTGATATTAAGCGTTGATATCCCACTTAATGCATTTACATCAATTACGGGGACGGAATATATTGCACATACTTCTCTAATCACACTCCCGTAATCTTGTATCGTTAATCCTATATTATTTTTATAAGGATAATCAGCATTATTATGAGAGTTGTAAAAATTATGTGGTATGCAAGCGAATATCTTGGCATCCGGCAATCTTTTGATAATCTTTCTCAACATTAGCCCATAGGCGTATTTTAAATGATTTTCGTCCTGATCGTCAAGCTCCCCGATTTGGGCATTTGCCGTGATATCATTAGCGGAGGCATATATGACTAATACATCCGTATCGGTCGGAATAGTATTTATTCGACCGTCACCACACATATTATCCTGTATAGTGATAGTTCCTTCTTCGGGATGAGCGGCATTATAGTAGCCATTTTCGTCCACTTTCTTGGTTTGTGGGGAAATGGATGTAACCTTGGAGCCTCCGATACCTCGGCAATAATGTGTTGAGAATTGAAGATATTTCCACACATACTTCTGCCACGAGATCAGTTCTACGATCGAATCTCCAAATGAACAAAATTTCTTCCCCTTATACGCCATATTGATTATTTCATCTCTATCTAACTTTACATTTCTCACATTTTGCGGATTGCAAGGGTAATAATTCAACGAGACAAACGGGGAGTCCACACTGTTGAAATTAAAAATTATATATTCCCAATTTTTTTCACCTGTCATCACCTCCCTAAAGGTTTTTGTTTGACTGCCCCTATACCCAATCCACGTACCATCTGCTGCATACACGGCGACTGAAAATGCATTGGTAAAAACAGATGTTATGTTGTCAACGATTCTAATCAATCGTGTAGTATTATAAGCTTCGTTTGACTGTAACGATCCATTTACATTATTATACCCATCAATAAGATTATCATTTGTTATCAGATTTTTATCTAAATAAGTTTCAGGAAGCTGTGTTATACCGAATTCAAGCGGAATAAAATTCTCATTGAATGATAGATAATAAAAATCTCTTGCGTTATTATTCCAAGCCCTGCAATATGATGCTTCTGATGGTATCTCTCTTTTTGAGATATTCTTTCCCGTTGAAGCACCCATATTAACCGTACCAAGCAGCGTGCCATTATCTCTATAAAAATAAACCGAATATGCATTGGTATAGATATACTCTTCTCCTGCCGGTATATCAATTCTTTCTATAACAATCCCATTCCCATTTACAATATTTCCGGCTCCGTCTATTGTCTTATTGGCGAGCAAAAGTTCGTCATATACCTTGTTGATTGACACATCCTGCAACATGTGTCGTATTGTCATCAAGTCGTTTTTAACCTCTTCAAGAGAGTCAATGGTTAATACTTCGATCCAATTCTTGTCATTTATCCAATTTGAATTCTCTACACTATCAGAATTATATATTTCAATTATAAACCTGTCTTCGTTTTGATACGATAAAATGAATCCTTTTTTTCTGTTAATACTGCTTATCGACAACCTCGTATTAGATTTGTTTGCATTATACACGACAGAATCGTACATGTAAGAATCAAGCGGTATATAATTACTCGTTTCAGAATTGTACAGATATACCCTATATCTGTTTGTCAAATCTCTATAAGTAAAAACCAATCCGATTTTTTTATTGTAAGTATTCGGCAGAGCATTTCGAGCAGCATCGGGCGTGTTGTAATTATTGCCGGTTATTGCCGTGACATTGATAAAGGGAAATTTGGTCGATGGCAGCAATGGGCACCAGAATAAATCATCGCTCCAGTATTGATCATCCATAGATGTTCCTATATACATTTCAACAGTGAGTTCCCCAGTTGCTCCATTCCTATAACTTAAAATCTTTCCTGTACTTCTATTTTCTTTTGGGATGCCAAGTCTGGTTTTTGAAAAATCCGTATCAAATTGTGTTGAAATGGCACTTCCTTTATTTAACCCCGATATTTCTGTAGTCAGACTCTTACGCGTTTTGGGATTGACCACCGCATCAGTTATAGTAGCCGGGTAAATGGTTTGTCCACCCTTGGTCAGTTTATGCATTTTTACCATATTGTATTCTATTATTCGCCTAAGTTCCGCCGGAACTTGGATGATAAGCTGAATATCAATTGATAATATCATTTTATTGAATAGTGGTAGATATTCAGTAGAAATAAGTGTTTGTATGTTAATATTTCTACTAGATTTCTACTATTGGGTTTAGCAGAAAGCTTTATAATTAATTTTTCTTGTCTTTTTTATTGTCATATCGTGGCAATGGATTTAAGTAATTCTGCAACAATGACGCA